AGACTGCAAAGAAACCTAAAAAGGTGAAGTAATGAAAACTCCAGCTTGGCAACGCTCCGAGGGCAAAAATCCCAAAGGGGGATTGAATGCCAAGGGGAGAGCATCTTATAATGCAGAAACTGGTGGCAACTTGAAAGCACCAGTAAAGTCGGGGGACAACCCTCGCAGAGCAAGTTTCTTGGCTCGCATGGGCAATATGGCTGGTGCAGAGTACAAGGATGGTGAACCGACAAGACTGCTTCTTTCGCTGAAAGCATGGGGTGCATCCTCAAAGGCTGACGCAAAGGCAAAAGCTAAAGCTATATCCGCAAGGAACAAAGCGAAGGCAAGCAGATGACATACTTAGAACTTGTAAACGATGTTTTAGTCAGGTTACGAGAAGAAACAGTTGCTACTGTTTCTGAAACTACTTACTCGTCTCTGATTGGTAAATTTGTTAACGATGCAAAGCGTCAGATTGAAGATGCCTTTGCATGGAATGTGCTTGGCACAACCATTACTCTTAGCACTACATCAGGCACATACTCTTATGCTTTGACAGGTGCTGGTCAAAAATTCCAAGTTCTTGATGTATTGAATGTCACAAGCAACATTCGCATGAAGAACATTGATTTTGCAACCATGAACAGGTTTCAGAATTTCTCTACTCCTGTTAATGGAATCCCTGCCTATTACGCATTTGATGGTGTTGATGGTAGTTATGACACAAAGGTCACAATTTATCCTCGTCCTGATGGCGTGTATAGCATTCCATTTAGTCTGACAGTTCCTCAAGCCACATTGTCTTCTGACTCAACTGTTGTCAAAGTTCCTGACACATTGGTTGCTCAGAATGCTTATGCTCGGGCTTTGGTTGAGCGTGGTGAAGATGGTGGTCTGTCTTCATCTGAGGCTTATTTACTCTACAAAGCCATGCTCTCTGATTACATTGCATTGGAAGGCACACGCTATCCTGAGAATCAGGAGTTTGTTGCGATATGAGCCAACCTATTCAGACTTTCAGCATCTCAGCCCCAGGTTTTTATGGGCTGAACACTCAAGACTCGCCTCTTGATTTGAATGCTGGATTTGCATTGGTTGCGACTAATTGCATCATTGACCAATATGGTCGTATTGGTTCACGCAAAGGTTGGTCAAGAGTTAATTCTTCTTCTGGAAACCTTGGCGCAAATGATGTCAAAGTCATTCATGAATTGGTACAAGCTGATGGTTCTTTGACTGTATTGTTTGCTGGAAACAATAAGATATTCAAGTTGGGTTCAGGCAATGCGGTGACTGAACTCACTTATGGAGGTGGGGGTACTGCACCAACTATTACTGCAAGCAATTGGCAATGTGCATCATTGAATGGCATTACCTACTTCTTTCAGTCTGGTCACAATCCATTGATTTATGACCCTGCTGTATCGACTACAACATACCGCAGAGTTTCAGAGAAAACTGGTTATGCTGCTACAGTTCCTGATGCTGACATTGTGATTTCAGCATTTGGTCGTTTATGGGCGGCTAATACAACTTCTATCAACTCTACTGTTTACTTCAGTGACTTGATTTCAGGTCATGTATGGTCAACAGGCACTGCTGGCTCATTGAATGTGAACAATGTGTGGGTGAATGGTGCTGACCAGATCACTGGTTTAGCGGCTCACAATGGTTTCTTGTTCATCTTTGGTAAGCGTCAGATTCTTGTTTATCAAGGTGCAACATCTCCATCAACCATGTCAATCAGTGATACTGTTGAAGGTATTGGTTGCATTGCTCGTGACAGTATTCAAACCACAAGCACTGATGTATTGTTTTTGTCAAACTCTGGTGTCAGATCGTTGATGAGAACGATTCAAGAGAAGTCTGCGCCAGAAAGAGACTTATCAAAAAATATTCGCAATGATTTGATGGGGGCTGTGGCTGGTGAGACATTGGCAAATATCAAGTCTGTGTATTCAGAGCGTGAAGCCTTTTACTTGTTGACAACCCCTAGCATTGACACAACTTGGTGCTTTGATACCAAGGCTTATTTGCCTGATGGTTCTGCAAGGGTGACTACATGGGATTCAATCACGCCTAAGTCTTTCTTGTCTCGCAGAGATGGAAGTCTTTACATTGGTAAGAATGGGTACATTGGTTACTACAACACTTATCAAGACTACGATACCTCCTATCGTATGTTGTATTACACAAACCATGCTGACCTTGGTGACCAGAATGTGACTTCAATTCTGAAGAAACTATCAACAGTGGTAATTGGTGGCTCTAACCAAATTGTGACATTCAAATGGGGATTTGACTTCAAGACAAACTATTTGTCTGCAAGTGCAACTATTCCAACTCAAAATGTCTATTACTATGGTGTGGCAGAGTATGGCGCAAATGCCACAACGATTGCCTACTATTCTGATGGTGTTGCATTGCAAACATTGACAGTTCCTGCAACTGGAACAGGTAAGGTTGTGCAAACAGGTTATGAATCAGACATCAATGGTTTTGCCTTGTCTATTCAGAAGATTGAAATTCAAGCCAAAAATGGCAAGATGAGTTAAAGGAGAATTATTGTGACTGATTACACCAAGAGCACGAACTTTGCTACAAAAGACAATTTGTCTTCTGGCAATCCATTAAAGATTGTCAAAGGTACTGAGATTGATACTGAATTCAACAATATTGCGACTGCTATTGCAACCAAGGCAGATTTAGCAAGCCCTACTTTTACTGGTACACCATCATTGCCAACAGGAACGACTGCTGTCACCCAATCATCGACTGATAGCAGTACAAAGATAGCAACAACTGCATTTGTTCAATCTGTTGCACAAGTATTGTTCCCAGTAGGTGCAATTTATTCTGCGACTGTTTCTACTAACCCCAGCACATTGCTTGGATTTGGAACTTGGACTGCATTTGGTGCTGGTCGTGTATTGATTGGTGCTGGTACTGGTGGTGGGGCAACCTACACCGCTGGTTCAACTGGTGGTAGCAAGGATGCAATCACTGTTAGCCACACCCACACTGCAACTGTTACAGACCCCGGACACTTGCATACGCAAACTGAATATAACCAACCCGGCATTGGTAATGCTGGTGGCGGTGGTGCAAGGGTGAATGCTCAAACAGCTAATACTGGAACAGCCACTACTGGAATTAGTGTTGCTGTGAGTACAACTGGTTCAAGTGGTACAGATGCAAACTTGCCTCCTTATGTTGTTGTGTATATGTGGCAAAGAACTGCATGAAAAACCCTGAAATATTGCATCACTTCTCTGATGGGCTTTATGCCAAGCAGTCAAATTTTCCTGCTGGCATGGCTATCTTGAAACATACGCATGACTTTAGCCATTTATCAATATTGGCTCAAGGTAAAGTTGCTGTGTTGCGTGGAAATGAGATTGACATTGTTGAAGCTCCAGCGTGTATTGAGATTAAAGCAGGGTTGACTCATGGAGTTAAGGCAATAACAGATTGTGTTTGGTTTTGTATTCATGCCACTGACGAAAAAGATGCGTCTAAAGTGGATGAAATTTTGATTAAGGGAGATTGATATGCCTATAGCCGCCGCCACAATTATGGGAGGTGCATCACTGTTAGGTGGTGCAATGCAAAGTAAAGCCGCTAAGAGTGCGGCTCAAGAATCTGCACGAGCACAACTTGAAGCGGCAAGAATTGCGGCTGAAGCGGCTAAGTTTCGCCCTGTAGGTGTAACTACTCGTTATGGTAGTTCTCAATTTCAATTTAATCCACAAGGCTACCTAACTGGTGCTGGTTACACAGTAAGTCCTGAATTAAAGGCTTATCAAGACCGCCTACAAGCACTGACTGAGCAAGGGTTAACCCAAGCAGAGCAAGCACAAGCTCAGTATCAGCCACTTAGCACTGCGGCTACAGGGCTGTTTGGATTGGGTCAACAGTATTTGGCTCAAAGTCCTGAACAAGTAGCGGCTCAGTACATGGCACGACAGCAAGATTTGCTTGCTCCTAGCCGTGAAAGACAGATGGCTCAGTTGCAAAACCAGTTGTTCCAAACAGGTCGTGGTGGTTTATCTGTAGGTGCTACAGGTGCTAGACCTAGTGGTGCGGCTGGTTTGGGTGCAACCACTCCTGAGATGGAGGCTTACTACAACGCATTGGCGCAACAAGACTTGCAATTGGCTTCTCAGGCTCAACAAGCTGGTCAACAGAATGTGGCTTTTGGCACAGGATTGTTGGGTCAGGGTGCTAACTTGATGGGTCAGTATCAAGCTGGTCAGGTCGGTGCTTTAAGTCCATTTACAAGCTATTTAGGTGCTGGTTCTACCATTGAGCAACTTGGACAACAGCCTTTGGATATTGGTGCTCAGTTGGGTGGTCGTGCGGCTACTGCTGGTCAAAATGTTGGTCAATTCTTGTATGGTGGTGGAATAAATGCGGCAAGAACCATACAAGCGGCATCAGGTCAAAGTGGATTGGGTGCGGCATTGACAGGATTAGCAAATAATCCTTATGTGTCTCAAGGCATACAAAATTATTTTAATAAACCTTCACCTTATATGGCAAATACCACAGCATCAGCCTTTGGCGACACAACTGGATATGTTCCAGACAGCACTGGTTATGCAAGACCAGTAACTTTGTTTTAAGGAATAATCATGGCACTTTTTACTGAAGAAATATCTCCAAAACAAGTACCAAATGTTTTGGGAAGTACGCAACCAAGAGCATTCCTTGCAGATAGTGTTATTGACCCAACAACTTTGCCAGTTGACCAATCATTAGGGTTATCTCCTACTGCATCTATTCAACAGCCTTTTATGTTTGAGCCTATGAAGTCTGCTCAACAACCATCTATTATTGGTGGAATGTTTAGCCCTGAACTGCGTAGTGCCGCAGAGATGGAATACTTGCAAAATCGTCAAAGAGCCATGAAAGATGAGGCTTTAGCTTTTGCTCAATTGACTCCTATGCAACAAGCTCAATTTGGTTTCTATCGTGGTGGTCAACAATTAGGTGATGCACTTAGTGGAGCATTAGGTGGTCAAGACCCACAATTACGCATGATTGGCTTGCAACAGCAAATCTTGAGTGAACTTGACCCAAGTGACCCTGAACAACAATTAAGAGTTGCTCAAAAATATGCAAGAGTTGCTCCTGATTTGGCTATGAAGATTGCTGATAGTTCTCGCAAAGCATTGGCTGAAGAAGCATTGATAAAACAACGCACTGCTGAAAAAATGACTAATGAACAGCGTAATGCACTTGCTTATGCTGACAGTATTGCTCCTAGAGGAACACCAGAACATACGGAAGCATATCAATCAAGATTTGAAACACTTAGCACAAAACCAGAAGCAACTTCACAAGAAATGAAAAATGCTACAGCTTTAGCTGATGCTAAATTTAAGCGTGGTACGCCTGAATGGAATACTGAATTTACAAGTCAATTGACTCGACTAACAACAAAAGAACCTAAAGAAATTCCTCCAAATATTAAAGAAATTGGTGTTGCTGAAGGTACTCGTGAGCCTGTATATCTTGATGTTAATACCGATACTCAGTATATATATCAAAAAGGCGCAGATGGTAAACAGGTTCGTGTGCCTTATTTTGGAGGTGTTGATAGGACTACTGCAAAAGTCAGTGCAACTGCTTCAGCGGCTGGAGAAGCAGAATTTACTAAGGCACTTGGTAAGTTAGATGCAGAAAAAGTTGGCAATGCTATGGCTTTAAGAGATAACGCAATTTCAGCACTAGACACCTTAGAAAGATTAAATAAATTAGATCAACAAGGTTTGATAAGTGGTGCTTTTGCAAGTGGGCGTGTTGGAGCGGCAAATATTCTGGCAACAGTTGGATTGATTAGTCAAGCAGATCAATCAACACTTGCAAATTCTCAAAATTATCAAAAAACAGCTGGTGATTTAGTTCTTGCCACTCTTGGTGGAAGACTTGGATCAGGGTTTTCTAATGAAGATCGTAAATTTATTCTTAGTCTTGTTCCGCAATTGGAAAATA